TATTACTACAAAAAGTACGAGCGGATCAAAGTCCCCTTTCATGAAGAAATCTTCTTCGAACCATTTTTGCTGTTCTTCTGGTGTACAATCTACAGTGTTATGTAAATGTAAAGACAACTGCTCAGGGTATCTTTCGACCCTTTCCATTTGTGGTCTCTTCCACGAATCGTTGCCCATTTTATCCATTACACTTAGGTGCCTTAGTTTTAGTGTAATCTATAGGTCTCTTGCAATTTTCTAATGCTCTCATTCTCCAGTCATCGGCGAATGCATTTGCGATAAATCCCATCAACACGACCATTGCAAATATGTTTTTACTTCTTATACTCATACTATAGGCGCAATTGCTAAAACACATGTGATAAAAATCATGATTAGTATAGAGAGTTCCATACCATCTTCCATTTGATCTACAGTTAGTTTTGGTGCTTTGCGTTTCATTCTTGCGACAAATTCTGCCATTTTAATTATAATCTCCAGTGATATCATTATATAACTACATGTTATACGCAGTTATTTATATTGAAATTAAATGCTCGGTATTATGTTTTGAAAAATTAGTGTAACTTTTTTTTATTCTTGGGTGGTTGCATCTCTAAAAAGTCTTCGATAGTATCGTCAAGTGTTATACCTGTATCTCTAGCATCGAATTCTTCTAAGTCAAATATATCGGGGTCTTGGTTGTTTAGAATCTTAGACATTGCATCTCTGATTCTTTTATCTAAATCTTTATGTATCTCTGAGGGTTTATTTAATGGTATGCTATTATCCATTATCATTTCAAACCATGTTGAACTTGCATTATCATAATGTGGTATAAACTGATCATTCATTGTATTTCTATGTACCACATGATCATAAGGGATTGTTAATTTTTCTTCTGCACTTAATGGTGCATATGGATAAAAAACACACTGAGTCTTTCCTGTACCTGGTATCATAGTCAAATGACATATCATTGGTAAAGTAATTTCAATACCTGTTTCTATATCTCTAGTCATGCCAACAATCTCTGCACCAGATCTGGTCTTCAATACTTCGTATTGTTGGGGTGATGTTAAGTCTTTAGGTGTTGCCATGCAAGTCAAATTGTTTTAGTTCATAAGGAAAGTTTTCTTCATTATAGATATTTATTCTTTCTTTTAAGTGCTCTAATGTATAATTATCGCATTGAAGATCATCTGATATATCGAACAGTCTCATAGAATCTTTTCCATCTGTCTTACGTAACCCTCTACCAATTGATTGTAGATTACGTATTCTAGATTTCGAAGGACTTGCAAATACTATGTTGTCGATTCTTTTAATATTAACACCTGTAGAGAACGTTCCATATGATGCAAGTATAACACTTGACTCACTTTGCTCTACAAGTTCTCTAACTGTTTCTCTGTCTGCTGTATCTGTACCACCATATACGTAATGCAGATCATCTACTCTGCCATCTAACATAGGATATAATACTTCACCATGCTTCTCTACGTACTGAAATAATACTAATGTATTACCTTTTAATGATGCGACTAAATTTGTTATGAATTGATTACGTTCTTCTGAAGAAACTAGATACTCCATTTCTTCTTGGTATGACATTGTATGACACTTCTTATGTTTTAATACAATACAATCAATCTCAATGTTTGCAATTGTACCTTCTTCCATAAGTTCTGAAGATGTTATAACTTTCTTACATGGACCAAAGAGTCCTTCAAGTTGCAGTCTATGTACTTCTGATCCGTCTAGTGTACCTGTAGTACCTATTCGAATTGCAGTAGACTTCATCTTTTCAAGAATACCTTTTAATGTCTGTGCTTTAAATAAATGTGCTTCATCTCCAACAACTACATCAAATGATTCTAGAACTTCTTTAGGTGCCTTACTAAAACTTTGCCAAGTTGTAACCGTGATCTCTGCATCAAACACAGGTTGACCGCTATAAATTTTACAAATGTCTTTATCATATCCATACTCTTTAAAATCTTTTGTCATTTGTTCTACTAGTGAAGTTGTAGGAACTATAATAACTGTTTTCTTGTTATACCATCTTGCTAGAAGATATATTATTAGAGACTTACCACTTGCTGTAGGAGACAATAAGAGTTGACGACCATACTTGAGTGTTGTTTCAACTGCTTCCATTTGATAGTCTCTGGGTTCAAATGGTAGTTTGTATTCTTTCATGAAATACTTTTTAAGATCAAACTTAATATCAGTTTTCTCACCGATAACATCTGATATGCCTTCAAAATCATATCCTCTTTCACGACAAAATTCATCTACATATGGCAATAGACCAACGTATATTTGATTTGTTTTGATAGAGAATAATCTGACTTTGCCATCCCAAAATTTCTTTTTGTATGACGGCATGAATTTAGCATTTGGTACAGTAAAAGAAAAGAAATCGTAAAGGTCTCTTGCGAGTCCATCATCGCAATTAACTTTCATGAAGACCTCATTGATCTTCTCAACTGTAACTTTAGACATGTCTTGGTCCGTGAAACCAACTTACTAGTGATATTCTAGTTCCTTTGGTCACGGGTTTTACTTGATGATACATGTATGAAGGAAATACTATTAATGATCCCCTTGCTTTTGCTGAATGACCAACTGTCTTAATGTGTTGATCTATGTCATATTTTCTTGAGTTGTCTTTAAGGGAATCAAATATACCATTAGGATCGATGTATTGAAATTGACCACCCTCGTAATCATCTGGAGCAGATAACTGAATAGTCGATGATAATTTTCTAATGAATCCTGGTTGCTGTCCTTGATCGAAAGGTCCAGAGTCTTGATGCCATGTGTAATGATCTCCAGGAACTGCTGATCCATCTTTGACTGCATCAGACCATTCTTTATCGTAATCTTCTCTATGATGATATACAGTAAATTGATGTGGTTCTACTTCAGACCATGCAAAGTTCCACCCAGATATATTATTACATGAGTTGATACCTTCACAAATTTTATTATCAAGTGCTTCTCCCATTGCCCCATGTTGGATCCATTTAACATCTGATTGTCTTATTTGCGAGTCTCTTTTTCCACCCATCTCTGTTGGTTTGCCATCTGCATCATAACCATTCTTTGGATGACCTCCAATCATTCCAGGATCCCATTCTAGTCTTTCTGCTACTGCTAGTATAGAATCACACTCTTCTGGTGTTAGAAAGTTTGGTATTACTGCTATTGGTGTTGAATAGTTCATATTATTGCCCTGCCATAAATTTACGCCACTCTATTGTGTTCTTAATTGTTTGATGTCGCCATGTGATGTTATCCATACATCTTTTTATAAAGTCTACTACTTCTGTTAAGTATTCTATTTGTGCTCTTATCTTCTGAAGATCTGGATCTGCATCAAAGAAAACACCCATGTCATTCTTCATGACTTTTAATCCATCAAACGGATCAGGATTCCAACCTAATTCTTTTATTCTATCATCGTCTAGTTTACCATTAAACCATAACCACTTATCTTTTCTAAGTAATTGTAATTTGAATTGTAAGTCTTTTAACTTGATGATGTGATCAGTCAACATCTCTGAGTATTTTGCGTGAAGTTTTGGTACATCAAGAGACGATTTATCTAGTTCGATATCATCGATCTTTACGTCTTTATGCCATTGTTCTTTGATTTCATTTAGTGTCATAATATATAAAATTCCAATTTAATGCTTATAGTATAGCATATTTATTGTTATTTATGAAGTGTTTTTTATCTCATAGTATGTGAATCTTAGAGACACAGTTGCTATAACTGGTTCTGATTCAGCACCAGACTCAAGTTCTATACCACTTAATGATATAGGAAAACAGTCATGAAACCTAAAGTATCTATTAGGTATATTCTTGTTTGTATTAGTAACTAGAGTTATATCTGAGTATTGATTGAGATCGTTATCAATAGATGCCATAACATTTGTATTGTTTTTTGCTGTCTCTGTATACGTACCAAATAAAGATGGGTTTGATACAGGTACAATAGAATCCATCCAATCATATATCTCTTTAAAATTTTCTAAGTCTTCATCAACTAAAAAGTTTACATCTAATGTATCAAATGAAACTTTATCACCAGGGAAGAATGCATTCACACCAACACCAGCAGGTTGTTCTGTTTCTGAGAAAGTCAAACCAGGAATAGTTACGTTTCTAACATAGTATTCTACATTAGGAACTTTATCTATTAATAGTTTAAAGTTATTTTTGTTTAATATTGATTTATTAATTTGAGTCATATATCTATTTATATAAACGATAAATACAACTATGAAGATATTCGTATCTATTGCTTCGTTTATGGATCACCAACTTGAAGAGACGATTGATTCCTGTCTAGAGAATGCACACTTTAAAGACAGAATTAACATCGCAGTCTGCGATCAGTCAAAAAAGTTTAATCAAACTATACACGATAAAGTAAAGTATTATACATTTGTAGATTATAGATCAGCAAGAGGTCCTTGTTGGGCAAGACATCTGTTACAAACTATAATGCAAGATGAAGAATACTACTTACAAATAGATTCACATACTCTATTTGAAAAAGACTGGGACGTTCATTTAGCAAATCATGTTGATAATCTAGGACATAATGCAATTATTTCTACATATCCTTTAGATCATGGCGATGATGAGTCTAAAAAAGATTGGACTTGGACTCTAGTATTAGATAGAGATCAACTATTCGATAGATATACTTACTTCAATACACAACGAGGTGCTAATAAGTCTAAAACTATTCATAAAGGTTTTTTATTAGCAGGTGGATTTTTATTCTCTCATAGATCATTTGTAGAACAAGTTCCCTATGACCCTGTGTTTTACTTCACAGGAGAAGAACCTAGTCTCGCCCTAAGAGCATTTACACATAACTTTGATATCTATCATATACCCGATGTACCAGTAAGACATAATTACGTCAACGATGGTGAAAGACCATTACACTGGGAAAGAGATGAAGAATGGAAAAGATTGCAGATCATATCAGAACATAGATTTTCTGATTTGATTAATGATGAGTTGCGTGGACCCTATGGGTTAGGATACCAGAGATCGATATCAGACTACAGAAGATTCTGTGGTATTGATTATCCAAATCGTGCTATCGTTTCCGATATTGCGTTTGGCGATTCAACCCCTGGTACTTCTTAGTTACTTCTCGTTAACAAACTCATTGAGTTGTCTTGCAGTTACAATAACACTTTCAGTAGAAACGAACTGATCACCGTAAGGTTTTCTGTCGTTTGGAAAGTTGTTGTTGTGTTCTACAATCGCCTCGTTTGATCTATAGATATTTCCTTCTAATAGACCTTGTGCTTGATTGAGTAAGTCTGCTCGGATTTCAAATCCTGATTTTGGTGTTGTCATAATTCCTCCTGTGTGTATGTGTGTTTATAACTAACCTTATATTTAGTGTATAAAAAAGGTTGACAGTGACCCTCACTTTTTAGTATACTATATCTGTTAGTTCGAAATCGTAGTCTAATCAACTATCCTTCTAGAGAAGCGGCAAGACCAATTGATGATTGTGAGACCGAAGTTCGATAACAGACCCCGACGGGAACTACTGAAGAGTATTGGATCGAAGTCGGGGTTGTTTTTATTTAAGACAAAAAAAAGGACTCCGAAGAGTCCTTTTTAATTCAGTATACTGATTTATAGAATGTTAGATACTGCTAACTTTCTGTAGTATTGGTTACTACCATCAGATGCTAATCCACTTGAAGGTGTATCACCAACAAAAGGATTACTTACCATACCGTAACGAGTTTTGAAACCAATTTTCGGTTGGAAAGTGTTCTCGCCAACTGCACGAACCATTTGTAATGGAACGTAAGGACAATAGAACATACCAGCATCATAAGGATTACTTCCTCTATAACCAACTGTCATGTAGTCTGATCCAGCATATGGGTCAACATACACTTTAATTCTACCGTTAAGAACACCAGCAAAAGTATTACCAGTATCATCAACGTTTAAGTTAGTTGATAGAGCAGGTGTGTAATCTAATACGCCTGCCATTGAAAGAGCAGATGCTACATCAGATGAACATAGGATAAAGTTACCTTTTCCTCTACGTGTATCTTTTGCAATCTTGTTTGATTCTCTTTCGATTTGGAATAATAGTCCTTTGAATTTCTCAACTGACCATCTTCCGTTAGCATCAACGTCTAAGTTGAAAGTACCTGCACTTGCTGTTGCCTGGGCGCCAGTTTGTGCTTGGTTGTTTACTTCTCTTACAACTTCTCTGTTGATTTCTGCTAAAATTTCAGCAGACAGAATGTTTGCTAATTCTGATTCAGCATCAAGACCATGAATTGCTTTTAAGTCTTGTGCTAACTCTAGTGAGTATTCCGCTTTGAGTGCTCTTGAAACTGCTGTTACAGTTGCTTTCTCGATTGTGAAAGACATAGATGCGAAATTATTTCCACTTCCTAATGTCTCTGCTGCCGCAGTATTCATACCAGTTGTAGTTGCGTTTTGATACGCACTTGAACCGGCAAATGGATCGCCTTCAGGGTCGGAATCTTTTCCGTCTGTATTAGCATCTGCCGCGGCACTATGACCAGTTCTTGGTTCATTAACGCCCATTGCTTCAGAGTTTGCTAATCTGCTACCTGATGGATAATCTTGATATCTTGCTTTCATGGCGAAGATAAGTCCTGTCGGACCAGTCATTGGTTGAACACCGCAAATGTCGTAAGCAACGAGATTTGGCATAGCACGTCTTACTAATGAGATCAATATTGGATCCCAGTTAGAAATAGCGGCCCCAGTAGAGTTTAAAGGTGCTGCCTCAGATAAACTTTGTCTATCTTCCGCAAGTGCTTTCTCTTGGTTTTCGAGAATCACTGCTGTAACCGCTTTCTTGTAGTTATCACCGATCTCAGGAAGATCGTTGTGCTCTAGAATAGGCGACCACTTTTCTTGTAAATTTTCTGATTGAAACATTACATTTCTCCTTTAAATTAACCTAATGGTTTTAGTTTGCTTATTGCAGTAGTGTACTGATTCATAGTAGGGTCAAGAATAGTTTCTTTCTCTTCTGAGAATTCTCCTGTTCCTTCTTCTACTACAGTTTCTTCTGCAATCGTTTCACTATCAGCAGGAAAGTATGCTTCTTTGATTTCTGAAACCTTCTCTGAGAAGTCTTCTTCATTCATGAAGTCTACACCTTTTGCTAATGAAACTAGTTTTTCCACCTGAGATTCAGACAAGTCGGAACATGCCTCTCTCACGATGTTGTCTCTTTTAAGATTGTCTAACTCTTCGACCATTTCCATATTTTTAGATACTTCAGTGTCTAGTTTGTCTTCCATCTCATCAAGACGATTTGCGAGTTCGTCCATGACGTTATACTTATCTTCTGGTACTTCAACATAATGTTCTACGAACAACTGCTTAAGTCCTCCAATAAAGTTTTCGGTCATTTCGGATCTCAATCCTCTTTCGATTGCGAGTTCGTTTTCTTTCGTCCACTCTTCCGCACAGAAAGTAAGATACTTATCAACTGCCTCTGCGAGGTCGTCTTTAACTGTATCTATTCCGGATTTTAAATTCTCGGAGTACTCAGACTCCATCTGTTCTTTGATCTCTTCGACTTTAGATGATACCGCCGCCTTGAAGATTGTTCTTGCTTTCTCAGAATTTTCTTCTGATAATTCAAGTGCTTCAGAAATTTTAGATAGGTCGTCTTCTATTTCGATCTCTACTAGTGAAGATTCAACTTCTGTAGACTCTTCGACATCTTTTTTCTTCTTGTCGTCTTCGTCTTCATGCTCGTCTTCATCTTCTTCTACTTCGTCCTTCTTTGGATCCTTCATAGAGTTTACTTTGTTATAACCTTCTTCAACGTCTTCATCATCTTTTTTCTTCATGAGTTCAACTATTGATCTTGCGATCTCTGCCTTAGTCAAGGATTCGTCCACTTCTTCTTCGTCAGACATGTCCATTTTCAACTTCATAAGTTCTTGCTTATCCATGCCTTTCATCTTGTCGACCATTGCCTTGATCATTGCCATTTTAGAAGGTTTTTCTTCTTCAGAATCTTCCTCTTCAGCAACTTTTTTCAACTTGGGTTGAGGTTCAGGTTTTGATGCACCTTTTTGTTGAGGATCGTTTGATACGTCCTTAACATTAGATGCTGACTTAACTGAATCAACTGCTTTGTCAACAGGATTTTCTTCAGGTTTGACGACTTCACCTTTCCCGCCTTCTATTTTAGCGGCGTCAGATGAACCTTGCTTAACAGGTTTTTGATCCCCTTTCTCTGCTTTAGCATCAGGTTGCTGACCTTCGGTCATCACTTCTGCGATAGCATCGGATAGGTTTTTTTCTAAATCTGCCATTTTTTTCTCCTGTTTGAGTTTTGTAAATAACTCTTTTATTTATATGTTAAAGGTTCTCAACGAACTTTTTCCATAAATTTAACTTGGTTTCTTCTAGTTTATTGAGTCTAGCAGTCTTCAATTCCCATTGCATTTGCTCTGCCTCTTTTGCTTTCAGAATACCATTTTCAAATATCCATTCAACTCCTTCCATGATTCCTTCTACGAAGGCCTCAGGTGCTGATGGATCAGCAACTATATCAGCGGCAGTTGCCAACTGAAAATCACTTTTAACATGCTGGGCGCCATTCTTTTGCTCTAGTGATCCTAGACCTCTAGATGAGACTCCCAGTTTTGCACCGTCATCGATTAAATTTCTAACGATTTGACCGTTTGGTGTACTTAAAATTTTTGCTCTTCCCACATAGTTGTTACCATCTTCTTCGAGTTTAGTAATCAAATGTGAGACTTTGTCTAAATTGATTGTTGGTCCTTCTGGGTGTCCTAACTCCCCAAAAGCACGACCTTGTTCGACAAATTCTTTGTTGTATCTCTCAACTTCTTTTGCCATTATTGCTTTAGGATATACACGACCATTTCTATTCTTGATCTCAGATTGCATGAATACGCCTTCTATAAAGTATTCCTTTTGACCCTTATCGTTCTCTTCTATAATTACGGGTGATACACTATAGTCGTTAAATTCAGATATTAATTTCATCTATTGCTCCTAAAATTTCTTCTTTAGAGATGTTTTCTTCACCCATCGTTAACATTACATTCTTTATATTCTTCATCTCTTTCTCTGCGGCCTTTATATTTTTGTAAGTGCCGATCTTAACATCGTCCATATATACATGAACTTTATTTCTTCTGTCTTGTCCGTAGACAATATTGACAGGTTTGCCAGAGACCTTATGTGTCTCTCTCTTTACTTCCTCTTGATCTTTAGGAAGTTTGAATTTGGCCTCATTCAGTTCCTGAGTTATCTGTTTCCAAGTCTTGCTCATTATTGTTCCAATCTACTTGCATTTCAACTCTTTTCATGTCGACTGCATCTGCTGTTTTACTTTTGATATTATCAAAAATAGAATCTCTAGCATCATGCAATTTACCTGCTTCGATTTGATCTACGATTTTTCTTGCATCACTCATCTTTAGAATCCTCCGAATTCATCATTATCATCTTCTCCATCATCTCCACCTTCAGAATTTATCTCTTGATCCATAACTGCTATTTCATCATCAGTCATATTCAAAATCTTTCTTCTAACGTAAGAATTAGAGAAGTACTTACCTATATATGATTCGGCCGAAGAAAGTAAATCTAATCTTTCTTTCATAATCTCTTGCTCTTTTAATTCAGTGAAGTGATTATCAGTAGCAAAATCATATATTAAAAAGTCTGCGATAGCATCGAACTCTTCACTTTTCATGATATTTTTCAATATCAATTGAGTTCTAAGCATATCTGTAAACACTCTTGCAAATTTATTTTGCAAACGTTTAGTGAACTTATTAAACTTAAGTTCGTCTCTAGAAATCTCAGATGAACGACCCATATTGAATCCATTATCTGCTTCCATTCTAGTTACAGGAACATTGAGAGAACGATATAACTTCTTCTTGAAGTATTCTATATCATCTATATCTGACAGGTTTTGACCACCTGGTAGAGTTGTTATCTCTGTCCCTCGGCCACCTTCTCTTCTAGGTAACCAAAAATCTTCTAGCATTGACATGTGGCGTCTATCATCTTTGATCTCGCCAGTGTCTGCATTGTAAACAAGTTTATTTCTATACTTGTTCATGACATCGCCCAAGTATTGTTCTGCTTTTGCTTTTGGCAAGTTACCAACATCAATGTAGAAGATTCTTCTTTCTGGTGCTCTTGATATTCTGTAGATAACAAGTGCATCTTCCATCATTGCTAACTGGTTTGCAGTCTTCAATGCTTTGTGCATATATCCGATTACAATATTCTTAGTGTAATCTAACATTCCAGAAGTAGTATAACTTACTGCCTCTGGTGCTATTCTAAGAGTTGCGCCTTCGTTAGCACTGCTCTTATCGAAACCTTTGTCGTTGAATACGTAGAACTCTTCAACTTTTTTAATACGTTCGATCTGATCTTTGCCTTTTTCTTTCTCTACGTTTCGAACTTTCTTAATCTTTAACGGATCAACATTTCTGATGTCGACCATACCCCTATTAGGGTTTTTAGAGTCCACAACCTTATGGAAGTAGATTCTACCATCAACGTACCATTTTCTGAAGATTTCGTGAGAGTTCTGATTGAACTTCATCATTGATAAAATGTGCTTGAACTCATCTTGTATCTTCTTCTTAATACTGGCAGACAGTTGTAAAGATTCTAAATCTAAACTTACTGTTCTATCTTCTGTATCAGATATAACACATTCGTTAACGATATCTTCGATGGCCGCATCACATTCGGGAACTAGTGATGTTTCCCTGTATCTTCGGATGAGACCAACCTCATCTTTGATACCACCTTCCATATCGACATAAGAACCGTATGCCCCACCCGATATGAAACCCCCAGGTTGCTTACTAATGACGGGTGTGCCATCATCAGATTGTGGAGGTACAAAAGACGCCGCCGACGTCTTCTCTATATCTTTTCCTCGTAATTCTTCTTTCTTACGATTTATTTCAAACCCAAATATTTCCATAATATATATTTATATCACCCCAAGAGGGGTGATATATCCGTTATTAAACGACTCTTTCCCAGTGTGAATATTGGAATTCAACATCAAATGTCTCCAATGCATCGACTGTCTCGTAAGATAAGTCAATAGCACCAATACTTGTTGGAAACATGTTAAAGAATTCGTATCTTGCTAACACTGAGTCGTCTTTGTTTAATTGCTCGACAAATGCTCTGTCTACTAAGTAATCTAATGATGTAATACCTTCTCCAGAATCTAACTCTTGAATATCTGTTTGCCAGTTTTCTAGAGCGGTTCTTGCTGAGAACTCAACATCATTAATAATAGTTACTGTCCAAGGTTCAAATGTTCTGTCTCCTGCGAGTTTCAGAACGTGTCCTCTAAACTGTTGTTCTACTACACCTACTGTAGCGGCAGGGATCTGTGCGGCCTGACATAGAAATTCGATTTTGTCGCCACTTCGAGGTAAAAAGACTCTGAATCTATTTGCTCTTGGGCCACCACCGATTAACTGTGCTTTAAATTGATCTATTGTTGCCATGCTTTACTCCTTAAACTGCTCCGTAGATTTCTTCGAACTCGACACCACTACGTGATGCAACGAAGTTCAATGTTATAAAGTTGATAGACTTAGCAGGTTTGATAAAGATAGAACATACAAATTCGTTTCTATCTATAACTGAATCAGTGTTGTTTGTTTCATCACAAACTACTGAGAAGTCTACTAGTCCTCTTCTATTCTTAACATCTCTTAAGAAAGGTTCTACAGTTGATCTAAACTGTGCTCTAGTGAATGCATCGTTAAATTCGAACAGTTGTGCTTTAGCGGCAACTGATATTGCTTTCTCTAGTACCATGAACAATCTTCTTACATTGATTCTATCAAATGCTGAAGGACTTGTTAATGCAGTTTTGTCTCCGAAAAGAACTGTACCTTGTCCAGGGAATGTTACTATTGGATTGATTCTTTGCTTGTAAAGTTCATCTCTTGATGCTGACTTAGGATTATAAGCAAGTTTAGTAATTCCTAGATACTGACCTCTTGAGAATCCTGCTGGTGAATACCATGGATCTTGTAGTAAGTCTGATCTTGCCATTATACCTGCTGTATGGGCATTGCCAGGGATCCAACAATATCTATCATTGAATCTGTCATATTGATATACCCAACCTGAATCGAATACTGCATAACTGCTTGAAGTTAATGGAGCAAAGTCCAATTTAACTTGATCAGTTTGTGCTGATTCAGATGCTTGGTTAACTAAACTGTTTTTCTTAGGTGATGCAACAACTAGAATATCTTTTCTTAACTCTGCTATATTAATAGCGGCGTTAACTATTGAAGTGTGATCTGCTCTTATGTCTTGATCAACTCCTGATCCGTTATCTGTTCTTGTAGAACCTATAATCAAGAATGAATAATCTTGAGTTTCACCATCTTCAAAATGCTTTTGAAGTGCGGCAGTTTTTTCTCCTGCTGTTGGTGATCTACCATCAACACCACCTGATAGTGATTTGTTGATTGGGAGAGCAGGTCTTAAGAATGCTTTACCTGATGCTAATGATCCTGCAAATGTTCTATCGTTTCCTGCTTCGCCAGATCCCATGATGAGAACATCATGTCCTGACCAGTAAATGTATTTACTGTTGTTTGCGATTACATCTTTATAATGATTTGAGTTACCTGCTGAATCTTTTCCATCTGACCCTAATGATACGAAACCGTATGTTTCTAGAATTGAATTTTGAACTCCTGTCCAACTTCCATCTTCATCTGATACTACAACGTGAATTTCATCGTTTGCGGCACCATTTTGAGTCGCACTTGCAGATGTTCCTGGTGCTTTATCAAAAGCATCGTGGAATTCCCAGAATCTATCGATATTCTCGTCATCTACTACTGCTGTTAATAGTCCAGTACCTGCTGGTTGATTCAATGCTTCTATTGTTAAAGCATTAGTGTTGATTGCTGTAATTCTATATTTAGAACTGTGATTAGCAAACTTGATAATGTCTCTGACTCTGAAAGCAGTTCCGTCATCTACATCAATAGTAGATACTGTTACTGCGTGTCCGCCTGATTTATTAACTTTGTTTGCCGCGTCATTAAAAAATGCGTTACTTGATCCACATATAGAAACTTTAAGTGAGTTACCTAAAGCACCTGGATATCTTGATACCCAGTTTCCTGCTGTAGATGCCTGACCACCATTCTTAAATGTGTTTATATAATCGTCATCGTTCTTTAAATTTAATGTTGTGGCGCCACTTGCATTAGCAGATTTTAACCCTGTTGTGTTAATTCTTACTAGTTTCAGTGCTGATCCATATCTTAGAAAAGAGTCTGCTGAATAAAAATCTTCTGCTCCAGCATCTGAATTTGCGGGTTGATGTACACAATCCACTAACTCTTGTCCGCTTGAAACTGTTTTTACTTCGTCAACAGGACCCCATTGAAAGACACCAGCATACGCCCCTACTGTTGAGGAAACTGCTGGAACAACATTCGAAAGATCAATTTCTTTGATCTGAACGCCTGGTGATACTTGAAATGCCATACTTTTCTCCTGTTAAACTAAAAAAGTTGTTTACTGTTTTATTTATAATCTTTGATATCTCACTAGATTACTTGTTGCGATAAAACTCGTTAGAATCTGAAAACCATCGGTCTCCACTATCATCAACAAAAGTAGTTTCAACTCTTCCGTTCTGTTCGCCAAATACTCCGGGTGGTAGTAAATCTTCTTCTATGATCTTCTGTTGCTCGGAGTAAAGCAAATCTTTTATTTTTTTATCGGTTAGATTAGTAAAAAAGTCCGTTGTAATAAACCAACTGAACAATACTAAGTTCATAACCATATCATCGTGGTACCCTCTATCTGCTTCGAAGGACTTACCTTTGTTGATAAAAGTCATCAATTCTGTAATTGTTGCTCTATCTTGTATAGTAAGTCTATTCTCTTCTAAGAGTTCTTTCATCGTAGAACAACCTATACGTTTGATCCTACGAGACATAGTGATACCAATATCTTCTGCTTTAGTCATACCTTGTACAAAAACATTCGGATATTCTATGTCATAATGCAACTGACTTGCGACCATACTGCCTTCAGCATTATTTTCTATTATTACCATTGCATCATTGTATGGTCTACAATACTTATTTAGTAAATCTGGGTATATCATGGGACTCACGGTATTGTCTCTATACGTACAAACTTGCTTAAAAGGTTTCGTAGATACATCAAAAACACTAAAAGTGGAGTAATCTAACCCCCTTCCTTTGGAAACATCTACTGTACAAATATAATCGTGTCCTGGTTTAGGTCTTTCGTATACATTTACACCCTCTTTATTCCACTCAGGTTCTATTGCTCTCATACCTAATAGTGTATCTGAGTTAATCAAAGTATTACCTGTACCAAGAAAGGAGTTCCCGTATTCTTGTTCAAACTGTGCCTCTGATGTATTTGCTATAGTTTCTTTTTTCCAATCTTCATCTCTACCAGGTACGTCAAACCAATTGATTAAGAAGTGTTTATACTCTGAGTTACCATGTATAGCACTCTCATATATCTTATGGAACATATTACCAACACCATTTGCAGTAGATGTGATGATAACCTTTGAATTTTTACCAGATGTAATTACAGGATATGTTGCAGTATAGAATGTTTCTGCATCTTCTACGAATGCAAACTCATCTAGATACAACATGTTAATTGACATACCACGAATCGAACTTGAAGATGTTGCCGCGGCAACAAGTTTACTATCATTACCAAACTCTATATTACCTTTGTTAAGTATCTTAACACCAGGTTGTAAGAAGAATGGTACAGATTCTAACATAGTTACGATACGTGCAACCATCTCTCTTGCGATTGCGCCTTTGTTTGCTAATACGGCGACTGTAACTTCAGGGTTAAATAGTAAATACCAAAGCAGATATGCACATGATGTAATCGATTTACCAGACTGTCTTGATGCAAGAACAACTGAGAATCGATGTTCGTTATAATGATTAATTAAGTCTTCTTGATAACCACGAAGATCAAAAGGCACTAAACCCTCATCAAGTGCAATGATTTGTGTGTAGTTTTCTATAAAATATGTAGGGTTCTCTGTACATTTCAAGTATTCTTGCAGTTCTTCTTCTGTGTATTGATGCTCAATACCTGCTCTCTTGATCAGTGGGTTCCCTAAATATCCCTCGTTTTGTGGTTTCATATTTTACTAAGTGCTATGTTTTCTTCTGGGTCGTATGAAAATCTTGGGTCTGATTCAAAATATTGTCCTAAAGACCAGTGTGTTTCACAATTAAAGTTCTGATAAAATGACCCATCAGGAAACGTTACTTTCCATGCGATTCTATTTTCTGTACCAGCATATTCTGGATTTACAAACATTGATATATCTAAATCTTTCATATGCCCATGAAATAGTTCTTCTTTTAATTTTACATGATGTAGATGACCATACATCTTTATGTCTTTGTATTCTGGTGCTATGTTTAATATAAAATCTTTTGTTGCTGGTTCAAATAAATCTTTATCGATATCTTCTTCTATACGATCATATGATTCTGATACGCAGTTCCAGATCTGGATATCAAACGGTGTTAATGTGTCTGCGAAACCCTCATACTTTGCTCTTGCAAATAGAACAAGTAGTCCTTCATGAACTACATTATGTGCAATCATTTCATGTACATAAACATCACATTTTGGTATAGGATCACGTTCCCAGTTACGATGAAGTATCTCTACTCTGTCATCATCACCAAATAGTTTTTCTAATTTGTTTATACAATGTTTATTTCCTTCGTATGCATATACTTTCTTTGCACCATAATACAATGCTTGATAGCATAGTATACCAGAACCTGCTCCCAAGTCTATAAAAGTTTTATCTTTAACGTTGTCTTTTATCCACTTCTCGTATGCATTTGTACGATACCACTCTAACAAACAGTACTCTGTGGGTAGAACTTCATCTAAAATGTCATCATCATGTAATTGTATTTTCATTTATTCTTCTTTAGAAACTTTTGTAACTCCGATGTTGATCCAACATATAAATGATTATGTTGTGTTCCTATTTTCTTTTCTTCACTTTCAACATCTTTAACTTTCTTTTGTAGATCGATAAGTTTCTCGGCAGTATCTGCCACAGTTTTGATAAGTTGACCTGCAACTTCATATGCTCTAGGGTGTTCTGTTTCTTTTGATAGTTCTAAGATACCATCGATAGCATCTTGTCCTCTCTCTACTAGATTATAGAGATTCTCTCTAGCATATCTGTAATCAGTATCTACGTGGTCTATTTTCGCAGGAACTTTCTTGACTACTTCTGCTGTTTCTTTTTTAATTGTTGTTTCGATACCCATGATATCATTCAACTTTTGATCTACTTTATCATTCATAATATTTAACTAGCATCTGTAACTTTGTCTTCAGTAAATGTTGAAGATGCACCATCATCATAGAAGGTAACATTTTCAGCAACAACAAACGTATCGTTTGGATTTACTGATCCGACAAACTTCAGTGTCTTCTTCTGTGATAATGTAATCGCGGCACTTAATACCACTGATTTCTTATCAGTTGCAATACTACTAATTGTTGGATTAGATGCATTACCTGTGTCGAAGACTTCGTTACCGACACTTATACTACTATTTATAGCAGTATCAAATGTTACTGTGGTGTTGTTACTCACAACGTTGGCAACGGCCGCAAATGCTGGTTCATAATGTTTCACTTCTTTAACTAGTCCTGCTTCATCAATTTGTGATGTAGTAAACTGACCAAGAGCACTTGATACATAATCTCTTTCAATAACGTTCTTGATAATCTTACCTGTATAAACAGGTCCGAAGAAGTATGTTTTCATTGTAAAGTCTAGAGTATATTCGATCACTCTTCGATCTTCGAAACTGCCTTCATATTGATCATCATAATTTACACTATTTAAAACAATAGGTACATCACGATTATCGGACAGATCGTCAATCATTTTCATTGTAACAGTATACTCTGGTTGGAAGTATGGAAGTATTTGCTCTACTATTTGAAGAGCATCGTTTTGATTCTTTGCTAATATACTAAGTGTAAAGTTTAAATCATATGGTGCTGGTGCATATTGAAACTTTCTATTTGCATTGTCTGACTCCATAGAAGTCTTAGCATGTCTAATTAATTTGTTTTGTTGTCTCTGTGAATCGTACTGAAATCCTGAAAGTTCAAATGATATACGTGGTAAACTGATAGCACTTCTCATGTTATCTGATAAGTTTGGTTCTTCTGCAAGACGATCTATAAATCTTTGTGATGGTCCATATGATA